TCAGTTGATTACCGTCCCGACAGCGGGCAATGGATGGTCTGGTCCTGCTGCAACGTCTATCAGCGCGGCCACCGCGTACACCAATTCGTTCTATGTAAAAGCCAGCGTTGGAACACAGATTCGACTGTTCATGCGGTACTACAACAGTGGTACTCCAACAGGAAACTCCACGACCACGTTTACGATTACCTCGGGTCAAGATGTTGGCAACGGCTGGTATCGCATCGCCTTTACAGAAACAACGCCTGCATCAACAAATCAAAGCCAAATCACCTTTTTGGCGGTGAATAACAATGATGCTTGGTATGTCTGGGGCGCTCAACTAGAAGCCGGCTCCTTTGCCACTTCTCTGATTCCGACACAAGCCTCCCAAGTCACCCGAGCAGCGGACAATGCGTCGATGCTGGGGGATAACTTTGCGACTTGGTATAACCAGACGGAAGGCACTTTAGCTGCAGAAGCGCAATTTATCGGTATTGCGCCTTATTCAACTTTTATCGCTGATGCAACAGATGCAAGCACAAATAATTTTGTTGTAATAGGTCACGGTGGTTCTGGTTCAGCGCCGTATTTTAGAGTTACCGTAAGCAATGTTGATCAAGCTGTAATTACTGTAGCTCCTGCAATTGGCACTACATTAAACAAATACGCTGGGGCTTATAAAGCTAACGATTTTTCATTTGCTAGAAACGGCAGTTTAGGAACTCCTGATACTTCTGGGTCTGTGCCAACTGTTACGCAACTCATTTTTGCCAACAGATTTGGAAACGACAGGCCAGCAAGCCTACTGCTCCGTAAATTCAGCTACTACCCGACTCGCCTCGCTGACGCAACTCTTCAGAGCATCACAGCATGACCGACGAAACCCTAACCGAGCCCATCGTCACCGAGGGCTACTGCGACTACATGGTGGTCTTCGCTGATGAAGCGGAGGCATTCTCAGTCCTGTTCAACTCAAGCACCGATGGTGAAGGCAACGTAACGCTGACGCCCAAGTTCACTGCGGTGGACATGATCGGCACGATCTACGAGCCTGCGCCTGATCCGGTGCCTGAGGATTACGTTCCTGTGCCGTACCCGGGTTACCACGCAAACGTGCGCAACATCGGGCCAGCGCCTGTGCTGGATGCGTTTGTGGTGACCCCGACTCCCGTAACTCCCCTTCGCGTGTGGGCGTAAATCATGGCCAACCAAAAAGTCTCTGATCTTCCGGCGCTCAGTGGTGCCGATGTAGTCGGCGCGGACTTGCTGTACATCGTAGATTCGTCTGCCGGTGTCGCGGGGTCGAAGAAGATAACGGTCGGTCAATACCAAGTGGCACCGGTTTCCGCGGGAACGGCGAACGGTGTTGTGTACCTTGACGCCAGCAAGATCCCCGCGTCTGGTGCCGATTTGGTATACAACGGCACCAACTTTGGGGTTGGTGTGGCCAGCCCTGCAGCCAAGTTCGACTTGGGCGGCGACTACAAGGAAAAGGTCAACACCGCCAACACCGGCACCGCGTACACCATCAACCTGTCGGATGGCACGATTCAGATCTTGACGCTGACCGGCAACTGCACATTCACGTTCCCAACCGCCACCGCTGGCAAGTCCTTCATGATCTTGCTCAAGCAAGACGCTACTGGCAGCCGCACAGTGACCTGGCCTGCCGCGGTCAAGTGGCCTAGCAGCACCGCGCCGACCATCACCAGCACGGCCAGCAGACTGGATAAGTACGTCTTCACCGCTGACGGCACCAACTGGTACGGCAGCAACGGCGGCCAGAACTACACGGTGTAACGCATGTTCAGTTCTAACACCGCAGGACTGCGTTTAATCACTGTTACGTTTCCTGCCGGAACTTCCAGTTGGACTGCTCCTGCGGGAGTTGCTAATATCAGTACGGCTGTTGGTAAAGGTGCTAACGGCACAGCAGATTTTTGGGATAACTCTACTGGATATAATTACTTAGCTAGTGTTTTTGTAGGGTATCCTTTTGACCCCGGACATCCTACAACCAGTTCCACTACAACCGTTGGCGATGTTTATAACGAAGTAACATCTTTATACAACAGCAGAGTTGCCGCTATTTCTGCTACAGCACCACCAGGAACGTATTTATCTAGCAATCCGTTTTCAGAATACTTTACAAATTACCCAACCACGGGACAGTTAGAGAAAAATATAAATGGTTACGGAGCCGGGTACTATTACAAATCTTCACCAAGCGTTAATTACGGTGGGTTTACATCTGGAAGTGCTACAAAACTGATCGATTTAACAAGCAGCCCTGCTTCTGCTTATTCGACAGGCATCTTTGTGTTGATCCCAGGAACAACCGGTGCCAGCACAACAGCATTCTCTCGAACTTTTCCCGGAGGCAATCCGTCCACCCCCACAGCGCCGACCACTACGTTCACCAATGTTGCGGTCACCCCGGGTGTGACTTACACCATCGTCAATAACCAATCGTTGACGATTACTTACCTAGGGTGAGCGCAACAGCAGCCGCCCGGGCTTGCCATCGTTTTATGAACGGTGGTACTATGAAGCGTACTGGCCCGATGACCAGGTTTTCTTGAGGCCCATACATGAGCCAAGAAGTCGCAGCGGAGATCGACGCCGCACCAGCCGCACCGGAACCCACGGCAGTTACGGAAGCGAGCCCTGTCGAGCAACAGGGTACTGAGCCGGAAGTCGAACAACAGACGAAGACGTTTACTCAAGAAGAGTTGGACGCCATCGTCAGGAAACGGCTTGATAGAGAGCAGCGTAAGTGGGAGCGTCAACGGGCACAGCGAGCAAGTCGCGTACAACCCCAAGCTGCCCATCACGACCGTCATGGCCGACACCATCCGCGCATCTGACGTTGGCCCTGAAGTAGCGTACTACCTCGGCACCAACATCAAAGAAACGGAACGTATCGCTCGCTTACCGCCCATTCTGCAAGCCAAGGAAATTGGAAAGATCGAGGCCAAACTGGCCGACAATCCGCCCGTTAAACGAACCACGTCCGCGCCAGCGCCGATTACACCTGTCACCGCACGTAGCGGCAACAACAACCCGTCATTTGACACGACTGACCCGCGTTCTATCAAGAACATGAGTACGTCGGAGTGGATTGAAGCCGAACGAGCAAGACAGATGCGAAAGATGCAAGCACAGGCAAATCGCTAAATCTGAAAGGAGCCCGCTGTGGCCAATAGTATTCTGACCATTGACATGATCACCAGGAAGGCCCTGGAGATCTTGGAAAACAACCTGGTGATCACGCGCAATGTGAACCGCCAGTACGACGACAGCTTTGCTGTCGAAGGGGCCAAGATCGGCTCCACGCTGCGTATCCGCCTGCCGGACCGCGCTCTGGTGACTGACGGCGCCGCTCTGCAAGTGCAGGACGACAATGAGCAGTTCACGACCCTGACCGTCGCTTCGCAAAAGCATATCGGCGTGAACTTCACGTCCGCTGAGCTGACCATGCAGTTGGACGACTTCGCTGATCGTGTGCTCAAGCCTCGTATCAGCCAGTTGGCCGCCAGCATCGACGCCGACGTCGCCAACGCCTTCCGCACCATCGGCAACTCCGTCGGCACGCCCGGCACCACGCCGGCCACCTCGCTGGTTCTGCTGCAAGCTCAGCAGAAACTCAACGAGAACGCCGCTGTGATGTCGCCGCGCTACGCCACCGTGAACCCGGCTGCCAACGCTGGCCTGGTCGAAGGCATGAAGGGTCTCTTCAACCCCACCGACACCATCAGCAAGCAGTTCAAGAACGGCATGATGGGCACCGGCGTGCTGGGCTTCGACGAGATCAATATGTCTCAGTCGATCAAGCAGTTCACCACCGGCTCGCGTACCGCTACCGGCGGATCCACCTCTGCTGCCGTGTCCAGCGAAGGCGCAACCACCATCGCCATCACCGGCGCTGGTGCCAACGCCACCGTGAAGGCCGGCGACGTGTTCACTGTGGCTGACTGCTTTGCTGTGAACCCGCAGACCCGTGAATCCACCGGTTCGCTGTTCCAGTTCGTGGCTCTGGCTGACGTTACGCTGAACGGTTCTGGTGCTGGCAACATCACCGTGTCCGCTGTGTATTCGGCCAACCACGCCCTGGCCACCGTGAACGCTCTGCCTGGCAACAGCAAGGCTGTGGTGTTCGTGGGTGCTGCGTCTTCGCAATACGCGCAGAACCTGATCTACCACAAGGACGCCATCACGTTTGCCACCGCCGACCTGCTCCTGCCGCAAGGCGTGGACATGGCCAGCCGTGCCGTTCACAATGGCATCAGCCTGCGTGTCGTGCGTCAGTACGACATCAACAACGACCGCATGCCTTGCCGG